TTTTCTTAACAACATAAGTTGCTCTTCCTCTGGTGAAGCTACTTCATTCTTAACCGTTGTTTGGACGCTTGGGTTAAGTGATGAAGTAGCAGTTAATGCTTGATTGATTAAAGTGATTTCAACGCCCAGTAAATTCAGGGTGTCAATTAATTTTTGCTTCACGCCTTCTGGATCACGCTTCGGCCATACGCCATGCTTCACAATTGAATTGATTGCTGGCGGGCTGATGCTGAGGCTCTTAGCAAGCCAAGCCTGCGTAATCTTGTTGTCGTCAAGCAGTTGTTGCAAAGTCATGTTTATTCCCCAACGACTTTTAATTTAGGTTTGTTGCCACCCGATTGAATACGATCCACCCAAAATTGGATGTCTTCCTGCGGCACATTGCCGTCTGGATAGGTTGTCTTAAGCATTTGCATATGTTCCGCAGTCCATGCATCCCCAACAAAACCTCTAATCTCCCTTGCTGCTTGAATGTAATTCCTTGGCGGTAACTGATTTTTTTGCGTCTGAATATCCATTTGCTGACCCGCACGTGGTAAGTAATCAGGCACATCATGTTTGGTGATGATCTTGGTAACATCGATTTGGCCTTGATACGCTGGTGTACGGTTTTTAATTGCTTTATCAACTTCAACTTGAGTGGTTGCGTTGTAAGCCTGTTTCATGATGCGATTGCGCGCATCATCCACTTTGCTGTTTGGCATAGATCGAATTTCCTGACCGATCACGGGTGCATCTTCAAGCTGACCAAATATGTCCAACTGGTCAGGTGCACAGGTATAAATCACTTGCTCACCATGCTCATTGGTTGTGAGCACATCAATGTCAGGTGCACGGTATGGATTCACCACAACATCAACTTTAGCCCCAACGTAGATGCTCGGGATGTGTTTAACGCTATAGAATTTTTCACCGTAACCTTTAATCGTGTGCTGCACTGTGAGGTCACCTCGCACTGTGCGCGTGATTGGCATTGTGGTGACCAGTTCACGACAAAGTTCAATGTGTGGTGCAATGCGTAATTGTTCTGGACGAACCATATTCCAGACCTGATTGCGGGTACGCTTGGTGCGACTGTGGGTTTTGGTCTCGTTAAACATGATGCGCCATTCATTTGCGAAGGCATTCAGTTCTTCAATACTATCCACCTTGTGGTAGCTCAGCAGTGACTCAAAATTGGTTTCAATCAGGTTGTTGCCTTGCTCAACAGAACCTTTAGCGCGGCTGTTGTTGGTGTCGTGTGCAATAAATTCCACACCTAAACGCGCCATTAAGTTTTTAAACATGCCACTGGTGTTGGCTGTGCCTCGGTCAACATAGAGGATGAATGGCACACCGTGCATCGGTTCTTTTGGGCTGCGTTTTTGGATGCAGCTAAAAAAGAAGTTGGTTAGGTTTTCCACATTCTCTGAGCGCCAAAAGTACTCGTGATAAACACTCCCAGATGTGTGATCAGTTTGCACATAACGGATCACACGGTCTTTCTCAATCTTTTTAAGATTCGCAGGTTTGTTCTTATAGAACTCACGCTCATCCATCACATGCAAGCCGACTTTATGCTTGAGGTAAAACACCACACAAATAGAAGCATCAATTTGCCAAACGTGGTTTGGATGCAAAGAGCGCTGACGGATATGTGCTGTTGGTGCTGTTAATTGCGCTGGATGGCACATATTTTGTTTCATGATGCGACTGATCGTTGCAGCTGAAACTGCTGGTGCTTTCCCGTTGTCTTGAGCAACCTCTAACGCCTGCTTAATTGACATGCGTTTTTTTCCGGTCTTACTCATCGCATTAATCACTAAGCCGCCAACCAATTCGGCAGCTTCAGTGCTGACAACAGTGTTGCCTTTGTCCGAACGGGTTTTACGACCAGAAGTGAAACCGACGTTTGCAAGGCGGCGGTACAGCTCAGCATTGCTGATAGTGAGATACTCACAAGCACGTTTAATAATTAACCCACGCTTACCGTGACCAGCTTCGGTAAGCTCTGCGGCAATTTGGCGCAAATAGTCGAGTTCGGCTAAGTTTAGGTGAGTCATTATTATTGTCCTGATGTATCTGCGTCAGCTATCTCTGGGAACATCCAGCTTGGGCTTAGAATTTCTTCAAAGCTGACTTGCGTGCCTAAACGCTGCACGTAATGAGCAAAGCGCTGACAAGTTGCTGCAAGAGACTCATCCACACATTCAAAAAGCTGAGGCAGGTCTTTGCTTTCCGCAATATCCATCACACCACCTAAAGCATTGGTGTAGCGGTTGAAAGCGGTAAGAAATAAGATTGATTCTGTGCCTAGTGTTTCCAGCGCAGCTTTTTCTAGTTCTTGTGGCTCGGATTCAGCACGACGTTTAATTTCAACAGGGCTGTTGAGCTTCGTGACTTGCGTATCCAGCTGATTCACTTTTTCATCTTTCTTTTGAAGAACGATTTCCAAAGCATTCTTATCAGCTTTTAGCTCTTTATTTTCAGCCTCAAGCGTGTCTTTTTGCTTGCGATGTTTTGCTGACATTTCTTCGATTAGATCAATCAGACTTTCACGGTCTTCAGTTTTAACTGATTCACCATTAATAATGACTTCACGATCTGCATCATCTAGCTTGCGGAGTTTACGCAGGTCACGGTAGCCCAAGCCCATACGTTGGCTAGTTTCAAGAAAGTCCTCACCAAACATTGAAAGGTTTAAAATATCCTGATCAGCTTTTTCACGACTCATACCAAGGTACTGACAGAAATCCTCAAAAGTGGTAACCGTTACCAGTTTCCCAGAAGCATCAATAACCTTTAAACCCTTGTACCGCTTGGTTTCTTTGATTTCTGCTATGAGTTTAATTTCGGTAACCGTTACCAGTTTTTTGATGAAACTGGTGGCTTTAATTGCACCCAATTTTTCAGAAAGTTGAATCTGCTCAATAGAAACAGATTGTTCTATCTGTGCAAGTTGGTTTTGACTGAGTTCAGACATATTAGTTCCCCGATTTAATTTGGCTAGCAGCAGCAAAAACACGTTGTACATGCTCTGTGATACGACCTTGCGCACGATCAATTTCATCGGCATGCGCATGAGCAATTGACACCAAACCATTCCCCAACGCATAGCTACCATCATCAAGCTGTTGCGCGAATCCTTCCGAAATGAGTGTTTGTAGCGCGCGGTAAATTTGACTTGGGCTTTCTTTCAAAAGTTTTGCCAAGTCATTTAACTTGATGCCTTTTAAGCTATGACCACGAAGTGCCTTAAGTACTTTCAGGACTTTTTCGCCTGATTTGACTGTAGACATAAATTAATCCTTAATTTTCTGATTTAATTGGTTTGATATAGCTTTGCGTTGCAAGTTCCTGACGCAAAATTTCATTGTCCGTTTCCGCCATGTACCAGCCAAAAAAGCTAAAAATTGTGAGGAAAAAGAACAGTAATTGGAATAAATTGCTTTCATTTTTCATGTTGCCTTTCCTTAAACTGTGGTACAGTTTTATGCGTTTATTGGGCGGTTTCAGGTTTTGGCTTTAGACCAAGAGCAACAGCAATTTCATGCCCTCTGCCGTAGTTGCATTTGCGAACGCCTTGCAAAACTTTGTAAACGGTTTGGCTGTCATAGCCATGTTTTGCTGCCCATTGTTTTACTGTTATGCCTTGTGCAGACAAATTTGCTTTGACTTGTTGAGATGTCATTGCTTGTGCGGTCATTTGAATAGTGCTCCGTATTGATTGTGGATACTAAAAGGTAGTGTTTTGGTATCCGTTAGGGTAATAATGGTGTAATTATTACACTTAGTCAAGGGGTTTTGGTGTGATTTCTACACTTATAAAAAATATCATGGTAGCTCAAGGGCTTACTCAAAAAGAAACAGCTGATCTTTTAAATACATCTCTTGACAGGATTAAGAGCTTGGCTTCTGGTCGAACCAAAAACTTCACGCTTGAAGAGTCTCAAATACTTGTAAAGGAGTTGGGGGTTAGAGCTGAGTGGTTAATTACTGGTGAGGGTGATATGTTTATTCAAAATGAATTGCCTGAAAATTTAAGCATTGATGAACATATGCTTTTAAGTGCCTATAGAGATGCATCTTTTTTGGAAAAGAAAAAAATATTGCAATGTGCTATGTCTGATAAAAAGGTTGCGACAGAAAGTGTCGTGAATCAGCCCACTCATACTGGATCGGGTGACCAACTTAATGCTAAAAAACAGAAAGTTGATAAGCGTTCACGTGTAAATAATTTTAATGGCGGTTTTGGTGGTGATTATGTCGAAGGAGATAAGAATAATCACTAATTGGAGGAGTAATGAATAATTTTAACGGTAATTTTGGTGGGGATTATGTTGAGGGTAATAAGTATAGCAATAGACCTGATGGCCCATCACCAGATCATCCAAATGCCATGGAGTGCCCTCAATGTTGGAGAGGAACATGGAGGGGGACGCAAAATTGTATTCATTGTGAATATGACATTTGGGAGCATCACTTTCAGTTAAGAAAGAAAGCTTTTCAAAAGCGGAATCAAACTTTTGCGATACTCATGTTTGCGGTTTTTTTAATTGCGCTGGTTGTAAATAATTTTATTGATAATCTACCAATGTGGTTGGTCTTCTTGCCTTTTGTTGCACTTTTTGGTGTGTTTGTGGCTTTTAAGAATCATGAAAATTTTAAGGGGTGATGCATGAATCGTGATTTTGAATGGCTAAAATGGGTTGGGCTTAGTGTTGTTGTTAGTATTTTGGTGGCAGTATATTTTGTTAAAAATGATAAGAATATTGAGTTAAATGCTGATACTGCTTATTTAGGTGAAAAATTTGTAAAAGTAAATTCCAGTGATTCCAGTAATGCTGCACAAATTAATTATGACCAATTGGTGGATGTAACACATAAAACAATTCCAAAAATTGATCAGTATAAAAAGAATGCTGAGGGGGTAACTCAATTTTTGCCATTATCTATGTCGCCAAATTTCACACCCTATAAAACGTGGATGAGTATTAAAATTACTGCACCTATAAATACTACAAGTTCATGGGGGTCATTTTTAGTTGAAGCTTATGATGCTCAATCTTATGAAGAGTCAAAATTTATGGCTTTTCAAGCATGTAAAGAGGTTTGGAAAAATATTGATAATAGGGTTCCTTTAATAATTGATGAATTATCGCAAAAAATAAATAACTATGAAAAGCAGAACTCTAAAGCGGCAACACGGCAGATACGTTATGGTTATTGGGTAAATTTGGATGCTAGCCATTATGCAGAAGGTTATCCCGTTGTGTGTCAGATAGCTGTTTCAAAATAATCGAAAGCATTCCCTCGGCGTAATAAACTTCACAAGAGGTAATTCATGAGTAAAAAAGAAGTTTTAGAAAATATCTTGGTCACCCAAGTGCTTACTTTAGCTAAAGTTATAAAAGCTGAAAAGAAAGCAAAAGGGTCATCAAGCACAACTCATTATATTCCAGAAGCTGTACAGTACATTAAGGAGAGTCGCTCAGAAATCCTTGCTTTGCTGCAAGATGCTCACTTGAATGACAATTCAAAGTAGTGGTTGCATTAATTGTATGCTGTGCTTCTTGGAGAATGTTGTTGATTTGAGCTACTGATAGCCCATCAAGAAGCTCAATAATATTGAAAGCATGTTGGTGTATTTGCTTATCCGTTAACTCTTTTGTTGTGTATGGCATTTTAAATAACCTTATCTTAAGTGATGGTGTAAAGTTAAAGCATTCAACTTTGAAAAATCAGGCGGAAACCCTTCCGCCTGATATAAGACCATATAAAACAGCACCATGACCTCATCATTAGATGAGGTTTTTTGTTGTGTCAAATACCCCTAAGTTGACCCGCAATTAGTCAAAGTTGTTAAGCGCGCAATTGAAATCACCCAGCAAGACTTTCTGGTAGTTGAAGGCGTTCGCTCTAAAATTCAATGCTATATCAATTATGGTAAAGGTCGTACAGCTGTGCAATGCACAGTTAAGGGTGTGCCTGCTTTATATGCTCAACCTAAACTTCCCAGAGTTACGTGGCTGAATAATCCACTTTCCAGTAAACATGTGACAGGCAAAGCAGTTGATTTAGTGCCATATCCTGTGGATTGGAATGATTTGGCTAAATTTGACCAAGTTGCTAAAGCCGTGTTTGCCGCAGCCAAAGAATTGGGTGTGTCGATCCGCTGGGGTGCAGACTGGGACAATGATGGTAACTACCGCGAAAAAGGTGAATATGATTCGCCTCATTTTGAACTTTAAGGAGGATATTGCATGCCTTCTAAAGTTAAAAATAAACTTGCCATTCTTTCTTACCATGAAAAGCGCATTCAGCTTGAGCATGAAGTTCAGCAACGCTATGAGAATTTAGGTGAGGAAGCGCAAGCGGTTATTCGGGATACCATTCGGGAATTCATCAACCGATCTGCCATGTCTGTACGTATTATTTATGCGCAAAAATATGTTGAGGAATTGGAAAATACCCTGCGCGAAAAAATGGAAGCATTTCAAAAACTTTCCAATATTCATGAGCGTTCATTAACCGAGCATGGTGATCAGTTAGATTACACGTGGAAAGAAGGCTATAAAACTGGTGTGCAAGATGCCAATGCAACCCATCAGACTGTTGCGGAAAAAACAGTTGATAGCAAGATGACCTTGACCATCAACAAGCCTATGGAAAATGAATCAGATAAAATCCAACAATTGCGCCTTTGGCTTTCTACCCGTGAAAGTGAAGTTGATCAGAAAGCGTTAGAACTTGCTGAAACCAAACAAAAACTACTTGATCAAGCCAAGCGCCATCAACAACGTGTAGATGAACTTAAAGCTGAAATCGCTCAAAAGCCCATTCCTATTCAAGCAACCCTTGGTTCAACAATGAATGAGGGGGTTTTTGTTCGAAACTGGCGTGATTCAAAAAAATGGATCAGCAACTGGTGCTTTGGTTTGATTGCATTTTTAGCAGTAACACCGATACCACCAGAAGTGCTGGCAGTACTGCCTGAAAATGTCCGTTATTACCTGATTGCCTTTACCGCATTCTGTGGTTTTGTTGGGCGTTATATTAATCAAACTAAACCTGTATCACTCCCGCCCATTCATGCTGGGGATGCCGATGTTTGAAACCTTTAAGTTTAGTTTCTCAGAAACCAATTGGATTGTGACAACAGTTCTCGGCATCTATATCTGGTTCGTCAATAAGCAGAGTGCATCATCTAAGGAGATGTTGGATTTACGTTTGCGTGTGATTGAGCTGGAAAATACAGTGAAAGACATGCCAAGTATGCTTGAACTGGCCCGCCTTGAAGGTCAGGTTGAAAGCATTAAAACCCAATTAAATGCAGCCAATAACAGTATTGGCAATGTGCATAAAGGTGTCACCCGTATTGAAAATTATCTGCTTGATAATAAAAAGTGAGGAAGTATGAGCTTTGAAAACAAACTTAAGGAAGAAATGCGACTGGTGATGCTTCGCCTGTTGAATGAAATGCCATCCTACCGTGGCAACAGTTCTACATTGCATAGTGGGCTCAACCATTGGGGTCTGAGTTTTAGCCGTGATCAGGTTAAATCAGAATTGTACTGGCTGAAAGACCAAGGTTGTTTGGACGTTGAAATGGATGACCCTGCCGTATTGGTGGTGAAACTGACTGAACGCGGACAAGATGTGATTGAAAACCGTGCCCGCATTCATGGTATTAAACGGCCTTCGGCATAGGTGAATTATGTCTAAATCCTTTATGCGTAAACTGACTGATGAGCAGCGCCAATTCATTTATCGAATGATGGAAGAAGATCGTTTCACCCTAAATGAAATGATGGATGAGATTCGAGCAGAATTTCCTGTGGATTGCATTCCTAGTCGTGCAGCCTTGGGCCGTGAAAAAAAGAACTATGCTGCTGAGGTTAAGGAGTTTCGGGAAATTGCCGCAGCCTCTGAAGTATTGGTAAAAGAATTTGGTGAAGATCCAGATGATAAAGGCGGGATGCTTTTGGCGCAGGCAGTTCAGGCAGTAGTCACTAAGCGCGCATTGGATGAATTGACCAATACAGGTGAAGATGACGAAAATCCTAAAATGGATATTGCAGCTGTTGGTGCTTTGGCGCGTGCTGCTCGTGCAGCCATTATGACCAAGGAAAAGGCTATGGAAAACCGGACTGAGGTTCGTCGTCAAGCCCGAGAGGAGTTGCTAAAAGAACAGGATGAAAATCTGAAAAAAGCCGCTATTTCCCAAGGTCTGGGTGAAGATCAAATTCAATTTTGGCGTGAAAAAGTATTGGGTATTAAATAATGACTGCACCAAAACCTCGGCAAGATACAGTGCGGATTATCGACTGGGATGAGCTTCCAGAGCGTGCCCGTAATCTGCCTGATAATTTAAACCCATTTGAAGAAGGTGTTTTAATGAAACACCAAGTCGAATGGCTAAAGATTAAGACAGATATTAAGGCCTGCCCGAAAGGTCGTCGTACTGGTATTACTTTTGCTGAAAGTTTTGATGCAGTGTTTACCGCTGCCGCCAGTAAAGATGCTGGCGGTATGAGCGTTTACTACATTGGGGATACTAAGGAAAAAGGTCTTGAGTTTATTGGCTACTGTGCTAAGTTTTCCCGCGTGATTGCTGAGGCGCAAGGTCAAGGCATTTCTCAGATTGAGGAATTTCTTTTTGAGGATCAGAGCGACAAAGGTGAAACGCGCCAGATCACGGCTTACCGTGTGCGCTACTCCAGTGGTTTTCAAATTGTTGCTTTGTCCAGTCGTCCTGAAAATATCCGCGGTCTACAAGGTAAGGTTGTTATTGATGAGGCTGCCTTTCACCCGAACGTACAAGGTGTGATGGAAGCAGCAACAGCACTCTTAATCTGGGGTGGACGCATATCAGTCATTAGTTCTCATAATGGCAAAAACAACCCGTTCAATCAGTTTGTCAAAGACATTGAAAATGGTGTGTTTGGTGAAGACGCTGCTGTACATGTAGTCACCTTTGATGATGCTGTAGCCAATGGCCTATATGAGCGTGTCTGCTTTATGCAAGGCAAAGATGCCACCATTGAAGGCAAAGAGAAATGGTATAAAAAAATCCGTAAGGCATACGGTAGTCGTAAGGCTGCTATGCGTGAAGAGTTGGATGCCATTCCCCGTGATGGTTCTTCAGTCTGTTTGCCTGCGCTTTGGGTTGAACGTGCCATGCCTGAAGTGCGTACTGTTTTACGCTTAACCTTGGGCGATGATTTTAAAGAATTCACCCCTGAAGAACGGGATGCCTATATTGATGACTGGATTCAGCGCTATTTAGAACCTGAACTGCAAAAGCTGGATAAGCGCAAACAGCACTGTGCTGGGCAAGACTATGCACGCCACCGTGACTTTAGCTTTATTCTGCCTTTTTATATTGCACAGGATTTACGACGCATTGCACCATTTGCTATTGAGATGCACAACGTGCCTGCACGTATGCAGAAAAAAATTCTGTTTTATATGTTGGATCGGTTGCCACGTTTTGGTGGTATTGCGATGGATGCTACAGGCTCTGGTGAAACTTTGGCTGAATATACTGCCGAACGATACGGTGAGCATATGGTGCATCAAATTAAGCTAAGCCGTGCATGGTATGGGTTATGGACACCTAAACTGGTGACTGCTTTTGAAGATGACATGATTGATTTACCGCGGGATGAAAACCTGAAGAATGACTGTTCTGCAATTGAAGAGGTAGACGGCATTCACATGGTGACCAAGGCGCGAACCAAGGATATTAAAGACCCTGAGCTGTACCGTCATGGTGATGGTGCAGTGGCAATGATTTTAGGATGGTTTGCTAGTCTGCACTTGGTCAGTCCGATTGAGTTTATTCCGCTTCCATCTGCCAGTGATATTGAAACAAGCCAAGATGATTTTGATAATTGGTACAGTGAAGTTGGGTGTATTTAGTTTATTTTTTAAACAAACCATTTCACCAGTTGAAATGTCTTTTCAAATTTGATGTAAATGGATTAAAATAATCAAGCAAATTAAATGATGTGAATGTTTATTTAATAAGAATAGCTTTTAAATTTTAGTGGGAATATTGCATGCCTGTTGCGCAGATAGATAGTCAAGAGTTGTTTGATTTTATTGCTGATCATGGCATTAAAAATCTCGATAACTTTAGGGTTAAAGCAAAACTATTAAAATTATCAAACAAATATGAGCAGCTCCTCTCTAGAGAGCCTGTTATTGCCTACACTTATCTGGGAATTATAGAAGCTTATAAGAATAATTATGACTCATCAATTGAGCTACTCAATAAAGCTTTAAGACTCTCTCCTTCTGAAACAGTTGTGTTGCAGAATCTAGCAAAAAGTTATGAGCAAAAGGGAGATTATAAAAATGCGTTTGATTCATACCTTACTGCTTTAAAACTTTCTCCTTTTGATAAAGATATATATGAAAATACTTTTTTACTTGCAGAATTTTATTGCGATGTAGATATTCTTGATCAGTTAAAAAAGATCAACCCCGAATTTTTCCAACAAAGAAAGCCAAGTCCTACTTATCATCTATTTGATTTTTTAAAAAATAGAAATTTTGATTTTGATAATTATCGCACCCAGTTGGCTAGTGCTTATAAGGTTATTAAGAGATATATGAATATTCATAGATCAGCAATCGAAAGGTATTATAATTTTGAGGGTAGTTATTTATCCAATACCATTGGGGTTGATCATGTAAATACAGAGCTCTTAAATATTATTAACTTGGAGTTTGAAGAAGAAATTTACAAAGTAGCATCTTCTGAGTCTGATGGCGGTTTTGATTTTTATGACAAGCTTAGCCAAAGCAGCTTGATTTTCACTTTTTTGAGTCCAGAGGATATATAGCATGACCTGTGATTTTTATAAATTTGCTATTGATCTGTACGAAGATAAAAAAGCGGATGCTAATAGTGCAACAATTAGAACGTGTGTCAGTCGTTTGTATTATTCAGTTTATCATGTGGTTTTAGATTGGCTTGTTGAGCATCGATCAAAACTATTATCTCAATATAATTGTGGCTCTCATGAAAAACTGCAATTCTGCTTAAAGGCTATTTCAAGGGAAACGAAGAACTTAAGGTTTAATCAGTTAGCTGTTAAGCTTCATAGTCTTCATAGTAAGCGTTGTTTGGCTGATTATAAAATGCAGCATATAGCCAATGTTCAGCAGGTTGAGTTAATGATTAAAGAAGTTGAGCAGGCATTTTCCTTGTTTGAAGAGCTAACATCTTCAGCGATTCAAATTGCATAATAACTCTGCCTATTAATGAATACAAAAATATGATCACAGTTGTATTAAAAAATACATTCATGAATCTTCATGAATGTATTTTTCAGGCTTTTTTTAAAGTTTTGCATAAATGACCCGTGCTTTGGGTAAAAGCGCTTAAATCGCAATTCAGACGCTTTTTAAAATAATAAAAATAAATGGAAGTCCTTCCGCCTGATTCATCCGCTTTAAATTGCCTACTGTGATGCAGAATCCACTCTCTATATTTGCATCCATCATGGCTAAAAAAGACCGCTCTCCCAAAAAACAAGACCGAGCTGCACTTGAAGCGACGCAGACCGCTGAAGTTGCTTGGTTGTCCAATCAGTGGCAAGAACATCCTGTTGTTGGAATGACGCCAGCCCGTATGCATCGCTTGTTGACCGATGCTGAACAAGGCAACTTGCAAGCACAGGCTGATTTGTTCTGTGATATGGAAGAACGTGATGGTCATATCTTTTCTGAAATGAGTAAGCGTAAGCAAGCTGTGAATGGCTTACCTTGGGGTGTTAAGCCACCTAAAAATGCCTCACCCCAAGAAAAGAAAATTGCCGAAGAAGTTTTTGAATGGATTGATGACATTGAAGACTTTGAAATGTTTTTGTTTGATGCAATGGATGCGGTGGGTCACGGCTACAGTGGTCAAGAAATAAAATGGCACCAACTCGGAAATTTGTGGCTGCCTGAAAGTTTTCAACATGCTCAGCCGCGCCATTTTATGACCCCTTATAACTATCCGAATGAACTGCGGTTGAATGATGGATCACCTGAAGGCGCTGAATTCTGGCCGTTCGGTTGGTTTATTCACCGCCATAAAGCTAAGTCGGGATACATTTCCCGTTCAGGTTTATTCCGTGTGCTGGCATGGCCGTTCTTGTTTAAGAACTATGGCGTGCGTGATGTCATGGAGTTTTTGGAAACCTATGGTCTGCCGTCTAAAATCGGTAAATATCCTGCTGGAGCCACCGCTGAAGAAAAAATGACGTTATTGCGTGCGGTGATGAGTATCGGGCGTAATGCGGGCGGGATTATTCCGAATGGTATGTCGATTGATTTTGAAGATGCTACCGATGGAGATACTGACAACCACATGGGGTTGATTAAGTGGTGTGAGCAGACCCAATCCAAAATCATTGTTGGTGGGACATTGTTGTCTCAAGCTGATGGCAAGACCAGCACCAATGCGCAAAGCAAAACCCATGAAAATCAGTTTGATGTGATTATTAAATCAGATTCAAAACAACTGGCACGCTCTATCAATGACAGCCTGATTACATCATTGATGCAGTTGAATCATCCAAATATTGCACCAGATCGTTATCCAAAATTTTGGTTTGATACTTCTGATACTGAGGATCTGGAGAGTTTTAGCAAATCACTGGGTGAATTGGTCGATACAGGAATGAAAATCCCGCTCACTTGGGCGCATGAGCGTGCTGGTATTCCGATACCTGCGGATGATCAAGAAGCTATTCTTGCCCGCGTGCAGCCGCAAATTCCACAATTAGCCATGAATAGTTGGCAACCGCATTTACTGGGGAGTTTACTGGCTGCCAATTCAGCCAATATTCCACTGGATGAGCAAGCAGTACAACTCCAGCTGCGTGATCAGGCGAAAGAAGCTCAGCAGACTGCTGAGCTGTGGATGCAGGATTTGATGGGTAAAGTTAATGCCGGACAGGGTGAAAATGAAATTTTGGCAGTGTTGTCAGAGCTGTACCCAGCCGATGATGAGCCTGTGCTTCAGGAAAAACTGACTCAATTGATCTTTGCTGCTGAGGTATTTGGGCGTTTAAGCGCACAGGCGGATTTAGACAATGACTAAAATCCCGCAGCGCCCAGAACTGAATGCGCTCTTTGATATGCCACCGCAGGATGCTATTGATCATCTGAAAGCCAAGGGCTTCAAGATTGGCTGGGACTGGCATGAGACCTTGAATGATGCGCACAGCCGAGCATTCACCGTTGCCAAGGTTGCGCGGATTGATCTGCTTCAAGATATTCGTAAATCACTGATTACCGCAATGGAGCAAGGTCAAAGCCTTGAGCAGTGGAAAGCCGGTATTACGCCAATGCTTCAGGAAAAAGGCTGGTGGGGAAAGAAAACGGTAATCAATCCGGTAGGCATTGAACAGACTGTCCAGTTGGGCAGTCCGCGACGGTTAAAAACCATTTTTGATACCAATATGCACAAGAGTTTAGCTGCTGGTCGTTATAAGGCAATGATGGCGACAACAGAAACCCGTCCGATTTGGGAGTGGGTGCATATTTCGATTACCAATCCGCGTAAAGCACATTTAGCCCGTAATGGTGAAGCACGTCCTTATGATGATCCATTCTGGTTATATGCCTATCCACCCACTGAATTTGGCTGTAAATGTAAAGTGATTGCAAGGCGTGAAAGTGATGTGGGCGAGCGTAATTTAACTCTGATTGAAACCTTGCCTGAAGATATTGAGCACAGCCAAGTCAAGATTGGGAAAAATAGTTTTACTGGGCAGGATGCTATTGCAACCCAAACCCGTATCCGTATTAAGCAGGCAGATGGGCAAGATTCATTTTTTACCCCTGCGCCGGGGTTTAATAGCCATCCTGCTTCAAGCTATTTACTGGATGTCGAGCTGGCAAAGCGTGCCTCCAATCTGATGGGTGCAGAAAAAGGCATTCAACAGGTGCAGCAGATGCTGCTGTCACAACCGCGTATCAACGCGCATGAAGCTTTTGTTCAAAATTCATTGAGTTTTGCTAAGCCTCAGAATAAGACCAGTACGATTGGCGTACTGGATTTAAAAGATATTCAGTTTATTACGGCTCAAAATCAGCGTGTTGAAAGTCCAATCATCACCCTCAATGACCAACTGTTTTTAGGTAAAAAAGGTGTACTGGCAGCTAGTGAGTGGATGGATTTACCACATTTAATGGCGCAGTCGTGGCGTGTGCTTTGGGATCAGGAAAACAGCCGTCTACTATATTGGCTGCCAACATTGCAGTCTTATTCCGCAGATGAAGTTGTGCAGGTTGCAGTTCAATCTAAAAATGGTGCAATGCAAATGACTGGTATTACGGTTGTTGAAAAGAAAGTGGCTGTAGACAGCCTAAATTCCAATTCTTATTTGGCGATTCGATAGGTGAAATATGAGCATTATGGAAATCAGCAGTCATGAACTGATTGCAAAGCTGAGCCGTGTAGCGCAAGCAATGACCAATACTGCACCACTTACAGCTGCAATCGCAGGAAGTTTGGCGGCTGTAACGGATGATAACTTTGCAGCACAGGGTCGTCCGACTTGGGCTGGGCGCAAACCATCTACGATTAAAAGCTATCAACGAAGAGGTTTGTCTTATGGCGGTGTACTTCAACTGTCAGGCAACTTAAGAGCCAGAATTGTCACCCGTTCCGATCAGAGCAGTGCCAGCATTGGCAGTAACATGCCTTATGCTGCGATTCAACATTTTGGTGGTATGGCAGGTCGGAATCGAAAAGTTAAGATAGAAGGCCGACCTTACCTACCTATGGATACCAATGGTTTTTTACAGCGTGAGGCTGAAATTGAAATTGGTAAAGATGTGGATCACTACCTGAATAAAAGTTTCTAATTTCTAAAAAATAATCGGAAGCTCTTCCGCCTAATCTTTTCATGAGGTCAGTCTTAAGCTGACAGCATGAAAAAGACCTTACTCGCAGCCTCGTGCTCATTCGACCTATCAGCATCATCAAATCACTTTGTGCTTATACCTGAAGGTATTTTTCGCAGTGAGATTGATGGGCGTCCTTATGATGCACCGCATTGGGAATTGACTCCTGAGCGTGGGCATCAAATGGTTGCTGCTTTAAATCAGCGCAAGATTGATATGGTGATTGACTATGAGCATGCCACTTTAAAATCCAAAAATACGGGTGAGCCTGCACCTGCTGCGGGATGGTTGAAATCAGCTGGATTCACTTACATTGAGGGGGTTGGATTATGTAGTACTGACTTTGAATGGCTGGATAAAGCAAAGGCTCATATTGAAGCCAAAGAATATAAATATATTTCCCCTGTTTTTTTATACAGCAAAACTGGTGACGTTACCGCTCTGATCAACGTTGCTTTAACCAATACCCCCGCATTAGATCAGTTGCCCGAAGCCAAGCTTGCTGCGGCAGCACAGGAATATTTTACCCAAAATCCACCCCAACAGGATTCCACAATGGAAGAGTTATTAGAACAATTGCGCTGGATGCTAAACCTGCCTTTATCCGCAACAGCGGAAGAAATTATGGCAGAGCTTGGTAAGTTGCAGACGCAAATTCAAGAAAAAACAGGTGTTACTGTCGCAGCTAACAGTCAAAACCTGTATGACGCGCTGAATGCGATGGATCAGCTGAAAATTGCTGCCAACAGTCAGGTCGATCCAACCCAATATGTACCGATGGCTGTTTATCAAGAAGCGGTTCAAAAAGCTGGAAATGCAGATGCCGCAGCTAAAACCAAAGAAATTGACGATTTGATTGTTGCTGCATGTGGTGATGGTCGTTTGACAGGTAATGCAACCATCGACTGGTACAAAGCTCAGGCTGTAACCAACCCTGATTTTGTGAAGGCGCAGATTGAAGCTTTGCCAAAAATTGCAGCACTAACTCAGCAGCAGACCAGTCAGGTCAACTTGGCAGTGAATCACCGGCAGAATGCACCAGTTGTAGATGAAGTTCAAAACGAAGTCTTTGGCTTACTTGGTGTAAGTAAAGAAGATGCTGAAAAATATGGAGCCTAAACATGCCCGGAACTAATACTTCAAATAAAACAGAATACCGCGACGGTATTTTGATTCCAGTCGCTCTGGCCGCTGCCGCAGTCGTACTGATGGGTACATTCGCTGTTGTTGGGGTTGATGGGTATGCCGTTACTTCTGCAAATGTAGGTGCCGCAGACCAAACCTGTATTGGTATTTGGGAGGACGATGCTGAAAATCTAGGTGTAGCTGGTGCTACTCACGGTGTAGTACGTCGCAACAAGCAATTCTTAGTTGCGAATTCAGCAACCGATCCTGTAACGCAGGCGGATATGGGGCAACTGGTCTATATCCAAGATAACCAAACTATTGCAAAAACAGATAACTCAGGTGTGCTTCCAGTTGCTGGTGCATTCATGGGTTTTGACCTTGAAAACCCATTGTATGTTTGGGTGGAGATCGTTTAATGAAATTTACAACGGAAAATGCAAAGCAAGTGCTTGGGCACTTATTTACAGGCTTTAAAACTACTTTTAATAAGTCTTTTACTGAAACAGAAACAACTTGGGATAAAGTTGCAACAAAGGTTACTTCTACCAGTGCTGCAGAAAATTACGCTTGGCTAGGTAAGTTTCCTAAACTACGTGAGTGGATTGGCGAAAAAGTTATTAAGCGTTTGGAGGGTCATGGTTATACCGTTAAAAACCGAGCTTTTGAATCAACTGTAGCTGTCCATAAGCATGAAATTGCTGATAACCAATTGCTTGGCTTGCCAGTCATCTTTTCTTCTATGGGTGAAGAGGCGAAAAGCTTCCCGCAAGATTTGGTCTTTGAGGCACTTACAACGGGTTTTAAAAATAAATGTTATGACGGTAAGCCTTTTTATTCTGCGGATCACCCAGTTGGTGGTAAAGAAAAAAGTAAATTCTCCAACAAATTTGACAAAAAATTGTCTTGGGCAAGTTTAGCTGACGCAGAAGCTGGATATGGTGCTGCACGTTCATCAATGTCGAGCCTAAAAGATGAAAATGGCCGCAGCCTAAAAATTAAGCCCAACTTACTTGTCGTACCACCTGCGCTTGAAACAACAGCCAAAGCACTGGTGACTGCTGCGAAGTTTGCGGATGGTAGTGAAAATATCTTTAAAGGTACAGCTGAAGTACTCGTTGAAGCTGGGTTGGCAACCGATACGGAATGGCATCTGCTTGCAACAACAAAAGCGATTAAGCCAATTATTTATCAAGAGCGTCAGACCGCAGAGTTGCTGGCTCAAACAAACATTGATTCGGATGATGTGTTTATGCACGGTGAATATAAGTTTGGTGTGGAAGCACGCGGTGAAGCGGGTTATGGCTTACCTCATTTAGCGGCAGGTTCAACAGGTACAGCCTAATAAGTAAAAAGGTGAATGAAGATGTATGTAACGGCAGATGCAATGCGGTTGAAGTTTGGTGAACGTGAGCTGATTCAGCTAACGGATATTGAAGAGCCTTATCAGGATGCAATCAATATGGATAAGCTCAATGCAGCCATGCAGGAAGCGAACAGTGAGATTGATGCGTATATTGGCAGCCGCTATCCACTGCCGTTACAGGTGATTCCGCCTTTTTTAGTCAATATCGGCTGTAACTTGGCTCGTTATTATGCGGTCACAGGTGATTTGTCTGAGAATGATCCGATTAAAAGCCGCCATGAATCCTCGATTAAAACCCTAACCAAAATTTCTAAAGGAGAACTGACGCTAGGTGGTTCTCCAGCTGGAGAGTCTAAACCTGTTGAGACCTCGGCCAATAATGTGATGTTTACTGTGGGTCGTCGTGATTTTGGTAATGGTGGTTGGTAATGCTGGACTTATCGGTTATTGAACAAGCCATTAAAGATGTGATGGCACAGCAGATTCAGGCCAAAAAGTGGCCTTGGATTCGTGAGATCAAAACTTATGGTGGTGAGTTTGATGATGATATTGCAACGATTATCAAAGCCTTTCCTGCAATTTGGGTGACCTTTGAGGGTAGTAAATCACCAGAAAAGACCAGCGCGAACAAAACCAAAATGCCGATTACCTTTGTGGTTTTAGTCGGCAATCGCTCAGTACGCAATGAAGAGTCACAGCGTCATGGCGCTGGCCGTGATATCGGCACGTTCCAAATGCTGAAACAGGTGCAGATGCTGCTCACTGGAAATGACCTATCCAGCCAAGGGGTTAAAGGCCTTGCGCCCTTAGAGCTTGGACGGATTAAGACCATTTTCAACAGCTCAACCCGTGGCCAGTCTTTGAGCGTATTGGCTCAAGAATTTACAACTTCATACACCATCACTACTTCAGACCGTGTCCGTGAAGAAGCTGAAGAAGAATCATGGTTAGAGCGCATCAATATTAATTACCATTTTGACCCGAAAGACTTCGATAGGTTCGAGTCTGATCTGGTCGAGCTGAAGGAATAATTTTATGTCTATTCAAGCAGGCATTCGTACACCCGGTATGTATACCGATGTCAATATTAATACCCAGCGCACAGGCTTGCCTGCAAATACGCATAAAGTTCTGTTGATTAGCACTGATGCTAAGGTCATGGAACAGCCTGTGGCGATTTATGACCAGTCGGATGCCGATGTTAAAATTGGCCCTGACAGTATTGTCGGGCGCATGGTTAAAGCTGCGGTTAAAACCAATCGCTTGGTCGATGTTCAAGCCATTACACTGGCAATGAATACCACTGATCCACAGGCGCCAGTACCTGATGTGGATGAAACCACAGAAATCATTGCCCCGCTGGGCCATACCATTCTTGCAGTTGATAAACCACCTACCGTAGGTGATGAGACTGAGGCGTGGATTGATCACTTAAATTTTGTCAGTGATGCGATTGAACAGCGTCCAGCAATTTTGATTGTGCCATTTTCAGATATTGAGGCAGCAACTCTTTTTGCAGCTCAAGCACCTGTTGAAACCAGCTACCGCGTGGTTGCAGTGTGTTACCACGGTGCGACAGGTCAAGAAGCTGAAATTAGTGCAGCAATGGCAGCAGCTTTAGCCGATTCTAATGACCCTGCTGTACCGTTCAATGGTGTAAACCTTGAAGGTGTTGATGCTGTTGAAGATAAGTTCAAACTGACCTTTGAGCGTCAAGAACGTGCTTTAAAAGCGGGTGTTTGTGTGATTGCTACAGGTGCGGATGGTAAACCTGAAATTGTTCGTGCAATTTCCACTTTCCGTAAAAATCCAGATTCAGGCATGCCCGATGACATTATGCTGGATATCAATGGTGCATTAGTGATTGATTACGTGCGTCAGGTTATGCGTTTAGCTGCATCGAAAGAACGTCGTCGTAAAAATACAGCTCCAGCCCGTCGTAATTTACGCTCAGTGTTTATGGCAGAGGCAATTAAGCTTGAAAAAGCTGAAATTTTAGAAAATGTCACATCAACCTCGGATCAGCTGACAGTCACGCAAGATGGCACAGATAAAGCCCGTGCTAATGCTGCGATTCCAAGCCATTGGGTACGTGGTATGCATGTGATTGCAACGACATTGAATGTTTATTAAGGATTATTAAATTGAAAAAATTTCAAATTCAGATTTTGCATCACATTCGTTTAAGCACAGAAATTGAAGCAGAAGATCAGGATCAGGCATTAAAGATGGCTGAAACCCTTTCTAATGATATTAAGCCTACCGAAAATTATGCATCAAGTGAGTTATCCATAACCGAAATTGAGGCATAACTCATCTAAAATAAAAAAAGCTCAACTTCGGTTGGGTTTTTTTATTTTAGATGGAAGTTCTTCCGCCTGATATCAATCCATAAAAACCATAAAAATAACTCATCTTTAATAAGAGGTTATGGAGATGGCTGAAGATTCAGTTGGATCTATTATTTTTAGTGTAAACGGTCAGGAATATGACTGTGCATCATGTGAAGTTCAGCATAGTACTGGGCGTAAGCCTGTACCCACCATGAACCGTGAGCAGAAAATTAAATATGTCACGACAGGTATTAAGACTTGGACGCTTTCTGTTGTTGTGGTCATTCCAGATGGTAAAGACACGATTGACTGGAAAAATATTACCGATGCCCGTATTTCAATTGAATCCCCAACAGGTAATCACCGCACCACCTATATTGACTGCTCTGCTACTGAAGTGAGTGCTTCATATAGTGTTGAAGGTGAAACCCGTCGTAATTTAAGCATGTTTGCTCTTGATGAGCTTGAAGAAAGTATTTAAGGAAAAAATATGAAACTCTCTGTAAAAGGTATGCTTGTTGCTGCCATTGCCGTTTCAACCGCAAGCGGTACAGTGATGTGTAAAGATGTGGTGGTGAGTGATTTAAGTACCGCAGAACTATTTCAAGCGCGTTCAAATGCCAAAGAAAATGAATATTTAGCTTTGCATGAATTGGCAGCAAAAACGCAACTCATTGATGATAAAGGGGTTGCACACTCATTGACCTATGAGATGCTCAATGAAACATCTTCTGTAAATTTTAAAAAATTAGAAGAGTTGGATTATCAGCTTTCACTAAAGCTCGGAGCCGAGAGTTTAGAGAACCCATCCAGTTAATTGCTCTTTTGCATAGCATGGGCGTTGACTTAAAGGCTGCCGAAGAAATGCCAATGCACTATGCATTGGCATTTTTGTCTGAAAAAACAGCATTAACTCAAAAAGTTAAATCTAAACTTGAGCGTGAGCGGCAAAATAATACTCATGCGCCACCCAACAAGTCAGCAAATAAGTCATCAAATTCTAAGACTTATGTCTCTACTAAGCGAGTATGCGGATGACGATACATAATATTCAGCTGAGATTACAGTTATCTGGGCAGCAAGCCACTCAGCAAATGCAGCGGCTCAATTTACAGCAATCGCAAGCCCAGCAGCAGCAAAAGCAGAATTTAAACCAGATTTTACAAACTCAAAACCGTCTGAATGCTTCTGTACAACAAGGCGGACGCTATGGTCAGCAGCAGATGCGGACTGGTCAGAGCATGGTTCAGACGAACCGTTTACTTGCTCAAATCTTACAGCAGCAACAGCGTTCATCTAGCTTGATCAGTCAGCAATTACAACAACAGCAACGTTCTTATCAGATGCAATTGAATACATTGCGGTCACAAGTACGCGAAGCTGAACGTTTGCGTCAACAGTTGCAACAAGCTGGACAGGCACAACGGGATAATCAGCGCAATGGTATTGGTGGTGGTAGCAACCTCATGGGTAATACCGCAGCGGTTGTGGGTGGAGCGTATGCGGCTAGCAGTATTGGTGCAAATTATCTGAATGATCCGCGGCAATATATGAAGCAAATTTCTCTAGCAACAGACACAGTGCTTGCTGGACAAAAAATCTCTGCTACAGCATTCAATAATAAAGTGAGTGAAATGGAAGGCTTTGTACGGAAAGCTGCTGTAGCTGGAGGTAGTAAGCCGCAAGATTTAGCACAAGGATTAAATACTTTAGTAGCATCAAATGTTTATGGATTTTCTGAACTTGAAGATGTGATGCTACAAACAAGTAAAACTGCTTTTGCTGCTGGTGCTGCTCCAGATGATGTTGCAGCAATGGCAGTCGCACAAAAGAATTTCGGATTAACCAATTTGGCTCGTGCAAATGATCAAGCGATGAAGGCGGGACAATTAGGATCATTTGAGTTGCGAGATATGGCACGTTATATGCCTGATTTACTTACTCAGGGTAAAGGCGCTGGCTACATTGGAGATAAAGGTTATCAAGACTTATTGGTCATGATGCAGTTGAGTAAAAAAACCGCAGGAACAGCTGAGGGTGCTGCGGTAAATTTATCTGATTTGCTGGGATCATTTAGTCAATATCATCTTGGATTGTCATTTGCCAAACATATCCGTGTTCAAAAAGGTGACCCTATTGCAGCGTATGGTGTGAGTAAAAAGAGAAAAGGATTTGACTGGACAACATACGCTACAAATATGCGTGAACAAGGCGTTGGTGAAGTTGAAGCTGCTGCACTCCTTATGAATCGTCAAATGGAAACAAGTCCGCTCTATCGTAAATATCGTGATAAATCTCAAGAAGCTTTAAAATCGGGTAATAACGCAGAATATTTACAGAATGTCCAAGCTGCTACACAGATTGCAGCGCAGTCTGAAATTGGTAAGATTTTTCATAATAAACAAGCCTTGATGTCATTTATGGGTTTTACCATGAACATGGGATCTGGTGGATTTAAAGAAAAATTAGATATGGGAGTTGGAGATTCAGCTGGAACCGTTGATGAGTCTCATAAGCGACAAGCATCTCAGGAATATGCAAAAGATGGCTCCTTTGAAACAGCACGTTTTAATGCTAAAACCGACAACTATAATGGTGTTGCGGGTTGGTTGGGTGATCTAAAACAAGAATTGGCTGACTTTGCTAGTTCTAATGAAGGTGTTGCTGCCGCAGCATCTGCGGCTGTGCTTGGATTAACTGCGGTCGCTGCCGCTGGTGGGGTTGCGGCATTAGCAATGCGTAGAGGTCAGCCACCCATTCCTCCAGTCCCACCGTCAACAGGTGGAACTGGAGCTGTGAGAGGTGCATTAAAAACAGCGGGTGCTGCTGCGGCTGCATACGTAGGTTATGAACTATTTCAACCTTTAGATGATAAAATTTATAAGGAAATGGCCCAATTGTTTGGATTATCAGGCGAAAAACCTGATTTTGTGCAACAAGCGATTGAAAAAAGTATTGAGCAGCAGTCTCAGCAAAATAGTGAATTGCTGACTCAACAACAGCAGGCTAATCAATTATCGCAAGATATATCGACCAAACTGAGCGCATTAATCACAGCTACGCAAAATAATAAACCCATTCCCTTTAATACGGGCAGCCTACTGGATGGTATTTCCAATCATGCAAAAGCAGAAAGTAATCGTCATGGCGCACCGCCTGCATACATGTTAGTCGGAAAATAGCACCAAAATAAAAGGAAGCCTTTCCGCCTGATATAAAGACGTTTAATTTCCAATAATAACCTCCTTAATTGGAGGTTTTTTATGGGCTGGGCTACAGATTTACAGGATGCAATCTTTCGCGGTGTGCAGTTTGAATGTACGTCGACCAATGATGCCGTGTCTAAAGCTTTGTCGGTAAAACAACCTCCATACTCCAATGACGCTGAAATTGAGGATGTTGGTAATAACCCCCGCAATATTTCAATGAATGCAGTTTATTCAGGTGAAGACTATAAAACTTGGCTGGATGCTCTTGAAGCCGCACTTTTAGAAACAGGTTCTGGTGAGCTAATTCACCCGATCTACGGCATTATGCAAGTCAATGTTGTGGATTATAGCGTTGACCATAATTCTGAAAATTATGATTCATGCACCATTTCTATCAAATTTATTCAAGCCAAAGATAAAAAGCGCCAGCTGTTTATTCCAGTTGCTGTTCCTGATGAGATTTACACTGAAGATATTATTGATGTGCCTGCATCAGCATTAGAACAGCATTTAAAAAAGCTAGAAGTACTGGATCAGAACCAGTTCTTTGATGCTGTGAATAATATTCGTAACGGCATTAATACCTTTCGTGATGGCCTGAATTTAGCAAAAACCACGATTGAAAATATTTTATCCCCAGCATCATTTATTGTTGGCTTAGTTGATGATGTGAGTAGTTTGGTGACCTTTGACACCAATATTTCTGCACTGTCGAAATGGCGTGATTTAGTTCACCGTGTGCAGCGTTTTGAAAAACTATTTCAAAATGACAAATCTTCACCACAATTGCAGCAGCTTTGGCGTGCAACACAAGTCGCGTCTACTGTTGCGATTACTCAAAAAATTATTGAATCGGTACGTTTAGAGCTGGCTGAAAATAAAGAAACCAGTCTTACGCCGATTGATTTGGCTGTGATTCGTCAGAATAACCGCCAGACCATTCAAGCTACAGTAAATGCTGAACGAGAGCAGATATCTACTGAACTTAACGCTGTAGCTGTTAGTCAAATCCAAGTCTATAAAGAAGTGGCTGACCAACTTCATTTGCAGATTCAAGCGCTGATTGAAATTCGCCCGCCTGTGACCAAAACCATGATTGTCGTGCCTTGCACCCTGCATTGGCTGGCACATCAGCTCTATGAAGATATGAGCCGTGCCAATGAAATCCGCAGATTAAATCCTGACTTGGTCAACATTAATGGCTGGGATTCAGTTTCTATTGATAGTCAAATTGATACACCTGCTGAAAACTGGAGCTTTAAGTTGTTTCAGGTAGATGGTGATCCATTGCCTAAAGATATTGCTGGCGCAAAGGACATTAAAGTCTTTTACAACAAAGAATTAGTACTCACTTCTATTGCAGACAAGGTGGCGGAAGCTGTCAGCCGTGATGGTTATGGCCTTGAAATTAGCGGTAGAGACTTAGCTGGACAGTTGATTGACTGTTCTGTGCCAATTTTTAGTGGTCGCCAACTCACTTTAGAAGCTCTACTTTCACAGTATGTTTTAGCGGGCGATCTAGGCTCAAAAATCCATGATGTACGCATTCAGAATAATGCTTGGCTAAAAAATAAAGTCTCTGTTGAGCCGAGTGAAGCACTCTGGGATGTGATTGCTAAAGCTGCCGCTGTTACGGGTCAGCATGCTTGGCTGGAGCCAAATGGCACTTTGGTCATTGGTGATCCTTTTGCTCAGCCATACCATACACAAACACCTTTGCGTTTAATGAAACCACTTGATAACACCAATAATGTGCTTGATCTGTCATATGAGAATGATGTCAGCAGTGTTTTTAGTGAAATAAAAATTTTAGGCCAAGATACCAAAGGCAGTAAGGTTTTGTCTTCTGCAAAAAGTGAGACGCAATATAACTTTAATCGGCTAAAAATTATTTCAATGGGTGATGTTGAAACCAAAGCCGAAGCAGATGCAGCCTTAGAAAAAATCAAAAAAGATAATGATCTACAAGCTTATGCCCTAGATGCAACCGTAGATGGCTGGACGATTGACGGCAAAGTTTGGACACCCGGCTGGTATTTAAATTTAGAAACCAATGCTTTAAGTAATGCCACCGCTAAATGGGCGGTTTATGGGCGCACTTTGATGCTTTCCCATGATTCAGGTAAAACCACAAAACTGCGTATGAAACGCCAAGGCGATTGGGCACAACCTTTATTACATAAAGAACCTGCACCTAAAAAGCCATCAAAACGAAAAAAAACCAACAAAGACAAAGATAAAACGACTGGAGCGCAGAAATGATTGGTTCAGTACAGCGTCAAATTGCCCGTGGTATGGGTCAAGTTCGTCAGACTTTTTTAGGTGTTGTTGCCCGTGGTGGTTCAAAGATGCTTCAGCTGACAGGTCTTGCAGATGAAGTCTTAGATGAAACTGAATTAGTTCAACAGATTGGCTTCAGCTCTTACATTCCCGAAGGTTGTCGTGTTGTGGTTATTCCTCTTCAGGGAAAAACATCACGTTCAATTGTCATTGCCACCGATGGCGCACCGATAGTGATCCATGTTTCTGAAGGTGAAACCTGCATTTATGACCAGCATGGCCACAGCGTTTGGCTCAAAGAAGACGGCACGCACATCACAGGTGGTGATCTGTTTATTGATGAAGGCAATCTGTACGTAACAAATGGCGATGTCATTGATAAGAAAGGCTCCATGCAGGAAATGCGCGACAAATACAACAGCCATACCAATGGCAATACACCACAACCGACCCCGCAAATGTAGGTGATGACATGGCAACGATTGATTTAGAAAGCAAAGATTATGTACTGCTCAGTCTTGATGCAGCCTTTATTAATGATGATGTGCAGTGCGTCTGCCAACGTTTGGGGATTCACCGTGGAAAAAATTGGGCCAATAAAAATTTAGGTAGCCGACTGTATTTGCTGAGCCGCAGTAAAGACTTGCCGCGCAATCTACTGCTGGCCAAGCAATATGCTGAAGAAGCACTTGAAGATTTAGTGCCATCACGTTTTGAGTCTATTTCTGTCAGTGCAAAACAGTCAGAAAAAAGCCGTGTCGATTTAATCATTGATGCCGTGCGCATTACTGGTGAAAGCCAAAAAATTATGTATTTCGTACCGGTAGGAGGCTAAACGTGTATCCAATTCCTGCATTTTCAAAACTGCACCTGGTTATTGTTCAAGAGATCCGCAACCAGACTGGCCTCACCATTACGCCAGACTCAGATGCATCCATCCGAGCCGATGGTACAGCTGCTGTTGTTGAAGGTCTTTATCATCATCAAGCCTATATTCAGCGCCAACTTTTTGTGCAAACCGCAGATGAGCCATATTTATACATTCATGCTGAAGAACTGAAAGTTCCACGTTTAGGTGGTACACGTGCATCAGGTACGGCTAAAGCAAAATCAAATATTCAAGTTACGATTGAAGCAGGCTCTAAGCTTACTGATGGCAAGGGTCATTTTTGGAGTGTTGTTTCTACTACAGTCGTTCAGCCAAATATTACTGCTGAAATCAGTGTGACTGCCGATCAAATCGGCGCTTCTTGGAATTTTACTGGCTCAACATTATTGTGGGTCAGTCCTATTGCAGGCTTGAGTGGTACAGCTGAAGTGGTGTCTATTGCAGGTGGATCTGATCAAGAAGAGCTTGAAGCATGGCGTGCCCGTATGCTTGAAAGCAAACAATTAGGCCAAGCACGTGATCGTGAATCAGACCTTGAACGTGCTATGAAAGGTGTAGCTGGTGTCGGCAAGATTTATGTCTATAAAAAGCGTCGTGGCTTGGGTTCAATGGACGTTGCCATTACGGCTGTGGGCAGTCCACCAACATTACCCGCTCAAGCCGTGATTGATACTGCACAACTGGTTTTAGATGAAGAATCAGGCTTTTGGGCAGATTGCCGTGTCTACTCACCGACTCAGCAATTGCTGGATCTTTCTGCTGTTGTGAAAGGTACTAGTGTCAATTACACCGATGTTGAAACCACAATCCGCACCTATATTGCTGAGCTTGCGCCTGTCGAGGAATATCAGGCCAATGTTCTTGTTTCTCGCATTATGGCTTTAGCCAATGTCGAAGATGTAACTCTGACACCAAATGCCAATATTCAGCCAGAAGTGAACTGGATGCACACTTATTGGCTACGTGCAGGCACTGTTGCAGTGAGCGCAGCGCCATGAATTTAGAAGAAACCACTCAGCTTTATGCTTCTGTTTTGCGTCAATTACTGCCTACAGGCGGTTATGACACATCACCGAATACAGAGGCTTTAGCGGTTGATGTCTATGCCCATGCAAAACTATTGGCACAGGCTGACTTAGATGCCAAACGCCTTTTGAATGTTTTGGAAGGAATTCCATCTGAACTAATGAATGAGTATGAAGCAGAATATGGCTTACCACTGAAATGTACGGTGAATACCAGCCGTACATTTGAAGAACGTTTGCAGATTTTAAACTGGGTGCGTACCAGTCGAAATGTATTGAATCGGGCTTATTTAGAACAGATTTTGTCAATTTTTGGTGTGGTTTTAATAGATGTGGTGAAGTTTAAGCCTTTGCTCTGCACCGCAGCATGTGATTCTCCTGTAAATACAGAGCAGCTGCGTTATAAGGTCTTTTTAAGACTTCAATATCCAATGAATGCGGATATGAACTGCATTGTCGAAAACTATTTACCAGGATATTTACGTGTGGAATGGATGATTGATATGCCGTGGGGCGACTGGATTCTTAACCCTGCTGTCACAGTAAATACGAATGGTATTGCACACTACACAGCATATAAAACAAATCAGCGTGAATATTATGACAGTTATGCCAATTTGGACCTAACTGAAGCGATTGTTCGCTCATTACATGATGAAAATATGCAGCAATGGCAAGCGGTGAAAGATGCAATTACAGAGTTGATCGGGGCCAAGTTGAGTTACACATGGGACATTATTAACCAGCGAATTTCTTATCTAACTGTGATTACTCCTGATATCTCACTAACCTCCAAGAATATATATTCAGTAACTGAACTTGCAAAGGGTTATGCGAGACTAGATGCTTGCCGTTTACAAGGTAAACAATTAGGTACGGGAAATGGGGCTATTACTGTCACCAGCTCAGCTGGTATATATATGTGTAACGTCAAGAGATATACATATATCGATGCTGGACAAACGTATACATTTGATTGGGCAGGCCAGATAACAACAGAAAGTAACCCTAAATATGATGCATCAGCGGTTATTACAAATGTAACCCAGTATGTTGAATTTATAACTATCGCACAGAAAATTCTTTCAAACTCAGTCAGTGCAAATCAAATAATAGCCCTACTTGCTGAAGTATTTCTAGAAGCAGTTGCAAAAAGTGTTTTCAACTCAGATAAATCAAAGCAGTTTGTGAAACTGTCCAATCTCATTTCTCAATTTGAACCCAATAAAACTTTAAGAACTTAAGGAACTATCATGAAACGAATTGATAGCGTAAACGCTCGCGCTGACGTAAATGGAACTGGTAAAAAAGGCTTTCACGACAATGGAGATTTATCAGGGCAAGATGCAACTTATTTAACCCCAGACTGGTTAAATACGGTTCAGGAAGAACTTGCAAATGCAATCGAGCAGTCTGGACTTAATTTAGATCCAAATGATCCAAGTCAGCTGTTCAAATTATTCAACTTGCATAATAAAGCGTTAGTACAGCGCATTTACCATGTTGGTTCAAAGCATATAACGGATAACACTGACTGGAACCCAGCAGTAGAACTTCAAACCTATTTTGGTTATCAGACATCGTGGATGCTGTGGCCCCATGTTCCAGTGGGTGTAGAAAACTTTGTTGATCCGATTGGACAAATTTCACTTTTAAGTAATGTTGGCTCTGTACAGGGTAAAACTACACGAATTTGGCAACGTCTGTCTGATGGTGCTACGGCTCCAACTTATACACTGACGGCTAATAAAAGCGCAGTAAATGAAGGTGAGCAAGTCACTTTTACATTAGCAACGACGGGGCTGCCTGCTGGCACTCTTGTTGATTGGATCATTACAGGCGTTCAAGAGGCTGATATTACTCCTTCGGCTCTAACGGGTAAATTCACACTTGGCTCTGATGGCAAAGCTATATATACACTTACAGCGGTTGCGGATCAGAAGACTGAAGGCAACGAAACGCTAAAATTTGCACTTTCATATATTCCAAACAAGTATGTAAATGTATTAATCATGGATACAAGCAAATACCCTGAAGGTCTTCAGACCTATTATGAAGGCACACATGCTATTGAGGTACAACCGAATCAGACCATTACTTTAGACATGTATGGCGCTGGTGCAGGTGCTGGTGGTTCAGTTTATTCACCATCGGCAAGCCCTGACGGATCAGATGGTGGAAATGTTGTTCTAACCTATTTAGCCAATACATTAACAGTGGGCGGAGGTAAGAAAGGTATAGGTGGTGTTTGGGGTAATGGTTCAAGCTTTTTAAATGGTACTGCTGGCCTAGGTGGTACAAATACAATTACTGCTGATTCAAGCTTCGATATCCAAATTAACCAGAAAGGTAATGATGCAGTCATCGGTTCACGCTGGGAAACTCAAAAAGGCGGTATAGCTATTGCTTCAAGCATTGGCGCTGTGAATGGTGGCGGTAATGGTGCAACAGGGATTGGTGATGAACGTTGGTCATTTGGCGGTGGTGGCGGTTCTGGTGGACGTCTAAAAGCTAAGTTCACCAACACTACTGAGGAAGTCATTACTTTCAATCTTATTGTCGGTGCCAAGGGCCAAGGCTGGAAAAGTGGCGGCAATTCTGGTGAGGATGGCGGTATTGGTTTTGCTATTGCATCAACAAGCTAAACTGAAATAGCATTGCATCACGTGAAATGTGTTAGATGAGGTAATTATCGCAAAAATATGCCGAAATTATCTCGTCGCGCATCATTTTTATGATTCATTAAAAAGCCCACAGTAATATGTAATGCCAGTCAGTTAAGAAATTGATAGGCTTTTTTATTTTAAATTCATAATTTTATTCGATACGCAGAAACGTCATCCGCAACTGTTTGAGGCATGACTACATTGGTAACATATTGTTTTTGCAATTCTTTTGTTGATTTTCGGTAGTTGGCGAGTTTTGCGGATGGCAAATGTTTTTGGTTCTTTTGGCGTAACAAAAGAAAAAACGAGCTCCAAGTATTTGATTGTGAAAGGTAAGACTCTGTCGTGAAAGCTCGA